CCACTAATCTAATGGCAACAGAAAAACCATTCCCTACGATTAAGCCTTCGTCTAGAAGCTACAATCCTGGCGAATATCCAAGTACCACCTTTGAATCTTTAGATGGTACGAAAACACATTTACGTTATGGAAATAAAAGAGTTAATGCGACTTTGCAATTAGGTTTTTCAGGTATCACAGATGCTCAAGCAGCATTAATTTTAGCGAACTATGAAGACGTTAATTCTGAATGGAATTATGTGACGTTTGACCGTGGCTATGGAACGGCTGGTGTTACAAATACAGATCTTTTAGGCTATTTGAAAGAGGCAACATCAGGTTTAAAATGGAGATATTCTGCCCCTCCATCGGTAACGAGTGCTTTTAAAGGTTTGAGTAATGTTAGTTGTTCTTTTGTCGCTTGTCTCGATTCACCGTAGAATAAACGCAATGTTTTAGTTTGAGATCGTGTCAACACTTTATTCAGGAAGGACAGGAGCCTTATATATAAGTGACGTAAAAAAAGCCAAGGTGCAAAACTGGAGTTATTCCATGAGTCAGGCTGTTATAGAAACTACTTCTATGGGAGATACTGATAGAACTTTGAAGGATGGGGTAAGAAGTTACTCAGGTAGTGCAAGGTTGTTTTATGAGACGACTTCAGGTGGATCAAACCTTAAGGATATTCTTGAAAATTCAATAAAAGTAAGTGAGACTTCTTCTTCTGGTGGTGATGGAGAAAATGCTGCTAGTGGAGAATTAAAACTTAAGTTAGAAGTTGGTACAAATCGTTCAATTACATTCTTTGTCTTTATTACAAGTATTGGAATGAATAGTTCAATGGGTGAGGTTTCATCTTGTGATATTTCTTTTGAAGCTAACGGTGCTCCTGTCGAAAACAAGCTTCCTACTGGTTCTTAAGTCTTGGCTATTTATTTTGGACAAAATGGTGAGATTGCCATATCCAGAGATTCTGCGTCTGGAGGATTCAACACGGATTTAGATCCAGCAGATGTCAATACAACAACTAAACGATTTGGTGTTGATCATTCTTTAGCGTCTTTAATTTCTGGAGATCGTGTAGAAATATCAACAGTTGATGGATCTAATTTAGAACTTGTTTCAAGTCATAGTTATCCCGATGGTGCTTGGTTCGTTCATATTGATAAAGCAGATGGAATTAGACTTTTTAATACTTTTGAGAAAGCAGTTAAAGGATTATCAACAGAAGCTTTAACTCTTGTAGCTCCTAGTGCAACACAAGAAATTAATATTAAAACTAAGAATGATCGTTATAGACATGTAGCAAATATTAGAGAATTTGAAATTACAACTAATAGAGATCAAGTCGATACAACAACTTTAGGAAGAGAGTTTAGGGATCAATACGATTCTGGATTAATTTCTGGACAAGGATCAATGACTTGTTTGTGGGAGCACTCTTATGACAACGTAGATTTAGATTATGGAGATGCAGGTAAATATCCAGAGCTACCTGTCTATTTAGCTCAGTTAGTGGTTCGTTTGCAGCAAGGATCTGATTTTGATGGACGTTTTTATATTTATAAAGATCCTTCTGATAAAACAAAAACTGTTTATTACCAAAGCAAGTGTGTTGTAACAAATGCAGCTTTAAGTGTTGCAGCAACAAATGAAATTGAGACACGAATTGATTTTGTTACTAGCGGTGAAATTCAATTAAATATTGGTGCTCCTGACTCATACTTGTTACAAGAGAATGCAGCGAAGATCTTGCAAGAAGATGGAGATCGAATTGTTTTAGAACAGGCTTAGTAACAAAAACGCAAATAGAAAGTAAGATATTCGTATTGGTTTAGTTATGGGTCATGCCAGATCTTGAGATTAGTAATCTGCCTTCGTTAGCAGAAGCAAGTGTACAAGCGACAGACCCATTGCCTATTGCTGACCTGAGTGCGTCAGAGACAAAAAAAGTAACGGTAAAAGATTTAATAGAAGCTGGAGTTGCATTAATTGATGCAGCTTCAATACCTGCTACAAAAGTTGGGACGTTAGGAACGAACCAAGTTTCAACAGCAGCGATACAAAATTTAGCTGTTACTACTGCAAAGTTGGCTGATGGAGCTGTTACTGCAACAAAAATAACTGACGCTACAATTACAGGTGCGAAATTAGCGAATAATACTGTTACTGCAACACAAATAGCTGCCAATGCCGTTGGTGCGTCTGAGCTTGCTGATAATGCTGTTGATACTGCTGCTATTGCTAGTAATGCAATTACTAATGCAAAAATTAATAACGGAGAGATAGTTTATGCGAAGTTAAATATTACTGATGGTGATATTCCTGGTGCAAAGATAACTGGTAATTCTATTACTTCTGCACAGATAGGAGCTAATGCTGTTGGTGCGTCAGAACTAGCAGATGACGCTGTTGACACAGCAGCCGTAGTTGATGCAGCAATAACAGGAGCAAAGATAGCTACAGACACAATTGGATCAGGGAATATAGCTGCTAATGCTGTTGGTGCTAGTGAATTAGCTGACAATGCGGTGGACACAGCAGCGATAGCTTCAAACGCTGTAACAACTGCCAAGATTGCTGATGACCAAATAACAGCAGCGAAATTAGCAGATAATTTAGCAGGAACAATTTTAGCGACAGGAGCAATTGGATCTACTCAGATAGCGACTAATGCGGTTACTTCTAGTGAGTTAGCAGATAACGCAGTTGATACGGCTGCTATTGCTGCTTCTGCTGTTACAGATGCAAAGGTAGCGAGTGGAATTAGCGGAACAAAGTTAACTGATGGAACAGTTACAGCAGCGAAATTAAATACAAGCAATATCAATAGGTCTTTGAATGTTGCTTCTGGATCGCTTGGAATAAATAACACAGTTACAGCAGCGACAAGATCAGGAATCACATATAACGCACAGGGGTTGATCACAGGAACGATAGCCTTGGCAGCTAGTGATCTTCCCCTCGCTACTACATCTGCTGTTGGTGGAGTTTCTGTTGGAACTGGTTTAAGTGTTAGTGGAGCAGGTGCTTTATCACTGACTAATAGTGTTACTGGAGCAACAGTTAGCGGAATAACTTTTAATAATCAAGGAATGATCACGGCTGCTACTGGATTGACAGCAGCAAACCTTCCAACAGCAACAACATCTGCTAAAGGAGCAGTACAAATTACATCTGGAGGAGGTTTAACTGTTTCTGGTTCGGGAGAATTATCAACGTCAACAAGTGGAATTAGTGCAGGTACTTACGGCAAATTAACCGTCAACAATAAAGGAATTGCAACAGCAGGTGCGGCACTTGCAGCTTCAGATATTCCATCGCTTGATGCAGCTAAAATAACAACTGGAAGTATTGCAGCAGCAAGGATAGGTAATGATTCAATTGATGGAACTAAATTATCAAATACTTCTACAGCAATATTCCAATCTATAGCTCAGAGTGGTTATCCAACAGCACAATTTAGTGGACAGATTTTATTTGATACTGTTTCTGAAGATGCGTTTATTTGGGACGGAAACGCTTGGCAAGCAATAACCACACTGACAAAAGGAAGTCTTGTATTTGGTGGAACATATAACGCAAGCACTAGCAAAATGGCTAGTACGACCACCGCAGGAATAGCGGCTGGTCTAGCAGTTGGTTCCAATCTTCCAAGCCCATCATCTACAACGGACGGCGTGTATGTCGTTGTAGATGTTGCTGGAACGCCTTCTGCACCAGCTCCAGTTGTATCACTTTCACCTCCTGATTATATTTTAGGAGTTACAAATAGTGGTGGTAGTTCTTGGAATGAGATTGATTTATCGCAGACCGTAGCTGGTCAAGTTGCAAGTAATATTGTTTTCACACCTTACGGTCAATTAAGTTCAACGAACGTGCAAGATGCGTTACAAGAACTTGAAACAGAAAAGATGGGACTTGCTGGTGGCACACTAACAGGTCAGCTATTAATTGGTAATACTGGAAGCCTTGTATTTGAAGGATCAACTGTTGACGCTTACGAACTAACTCTTGCTGTAGCAGATCCTCAAAGTTCAGATAAAACTATAACTTTACCTGATATAACTGGAACAC